TAGATTTGAAGAAATGTTCTCCATCAAGCGTCGTGTTCATGGTAGACAAGAGAGCTGGCTTATGACTTTGTTGGAGGATATGATAGGCAAAATAAGCAGACGTTGTCTTTCCTTTAGTTCCTGTAAATGCGAGCAGTTTGAGTTTATTTTGTGGATTTCCATAAAATTCCATGGCAAGAAGGCTCATGGCTTGCTTTACGTCGTTGACTAGAATTACCGGAATAGTTACTTCAAAATCCGTCTCACTGACATAGAACTGTAAGCCTGATTCAACAGCTTTTTCCAAAAATTCTTTTTTAAAATTGTCACCTTTGACAAAGAAAAGAGTGGAAGCATCCACTTCACGGCTGTCGTAGCTGATTTTTTCAAAAACAAGACCACGATAATGATAAAAATATTGTCCCTTGTCGATAATCTCACGGAAATTGTGATCGTTTTTTAAAATGTTTAATGCGTTTTCAATTGTTATCATATTTCTATTGTAATTTTAGTAAACCTTTCTCGAACCTTGTTTTAAAAGCTTTTTTATTTTGCATCACCCGAAATTCACCCAAAAAGTTTTTTTATTTCCTCGAAATCTTGCTCTTTTTTCGCTTCTAGTTGGTGAGTATAGGTTTGCAAGGTGACAGTCAAATCTTTATGTCCAAGTAACCTAGAGACTGCTAATAAATCTATATCTTGAGCAATAAGATAGCTAGCGTAGGTGTGGCGTAAGCTGTGGACGTGGATATTGGTACCCGTCAGCTCTTTGACTAGCTTATTAAGATTACTATGATTAACTCCTTTGGAAAATAGTCTATTATCCTTATTAGGGAACCAACCGCTTAATTTATACTTTTTTAGGACTAGGGATGTTTCTGGTGCTAACGGTATCTTGCGGACAGACTGCTGATTTTTGGTTGGTTTAAACCCTGTCTTAAAAAGGAAGTCCCAAGCCTTGTTGATGCTGATTAATTGTTTGTCAAAGTCAATGTCGTCCCAAGTTAAACCGAGGCATTCGCCAAATCGCATGCCGCTAACACCTAGCAAATAAATTATAACATAGTCTCGTTTATCTGGTCTAGCTTTCATCCGCTCTATCAAGTCAAGATACTTGTCTAATTCTAAAAAATTATCTTCTATTTTTCTGCTTGGTTTGCTAGATGTAACCTTTGTTAAATCTGTAAAATTTTTGTTTACATACCCATCTACTACCGCTTGCTTAGCAGCTCGTCTTATTTTGTGGTGGATTTGTCTAATTGTGTTTTTAGTGTAACGCTCCCCTAAATTATTTAAAAATTGTTGGTAAGCGGTAGAAGTGACTGCAGTCAATTTTGTATGTTGAAAATATTCTGTGACAATCCGTACGGCTTGCTGATAGCTTTTCCACGTCCCTATGCTAACATGTGGCTTCTTATGGATTTCAGCCCACTTTTTGAAATAATCAGCCAGTTCAACTTTTCTATCAATCTCTACAGCTTCAGCAAGTTCTCTTTGTGCTTCGGCGGCTGCTCTTTCGGCTTCGGATTTAGTCCGATAGCCACGTTTGCTTTTTTCGCCATACGTGCCATCAGGCTTTTTATAAGATACGCGATACTCCCAGCCGTTATTCCTCTTTCTATAGCTCGCCATTTATTTATACCTTTCTAAAATAGGTATAAGAAAAAGGCATTAGAGCCTAATTCTCATACAATCATTTTTTCCCAACACGCAAGCTTTGGTCGGTGCGCGTGTTGGGATTTTTTTATTTCAAGTTATTTATAGTCAGTCTGTTTTGATAAGAAAGTTCAAAAAGATAACGATATAGCGGTGTAATATCTGTTTTCTTCGGAAATTCAAATTTTAAAGAGCGCAAGTTTTCATTATACGGTTTTAACTGAACGTTTTCTAAAAACGTGATAACAATCTCGCTGTCATCTATTCCAAACCCCGCAGTCTCCATTTCAACCCCTACGATGTTCATCAAGAAGATAGATTTAAACGATGTTTTCTTTCCAGTTGCGCCTTGCTTATCTACGAATATAATTCTTATGTTCGTGAATATAAGAGCGTCACGGATAAGCACATAACCGCTTTGGATTTCCTCATCTTTTAGCAAATATTGTTGATATTGTTTTGTCAACTCTTCTTTATTTTGCTGACTGAAATTTCCAGCTAATCCTTGAACTAATTTTCCAAAATCAAATGCCATAATAAAGCTCCTTTATTTAATAAATTTTATTACAAATCTAGTGGGACAAAATTCCCTATAACCTTACCAATAATCCGTGGTTCTTCACTAAAAGGTGCGAATTTATCAGCATATTTATCATTTATTGAGACAAGCCTTAGACCGTCTTTTTCTTTATATACCTTTTTTATGTAACTTTGCCCGTCCCAGTCTACTGCGTAGATAGCACCGTCATAGTCCCAGCCGGTGTCTCTGATAAGAGCAACGGAACCACTGGGATAATCAGGCTCCATAGAATCACCATAAACCCAGCTTGCAAAATCGTGAGGAATGTCTTTATTAAAATAAACTACATCGTAATTTCTATCTTCTAAATACTCGTAACCGTCTCCAGCTGATAATTTCTCATATACTTTATACTCTATATTTGGCTCTTGCAATTCTGCATGTATAGGGACGATTGTAGAGTTACAATCTTCTCGCTCCTGCTCGTCTAGTTGTTCTCGCGTAAAGTTTAGAACTTTTTCTTGGCGAGGTGAGTGTAATTTGTCATATAATTTTTGGATTTCAGAGGGAGAACTAGTCAATTCTTTTAGTGTATCACCTAAAAGTTCTGATTTTTTTACGCCGAAAATATCAACCATTCTCTCAACGTTATCCATTAAAGGCTTATTTCGCCCCAATTCCCATGCAGAAACTGCGGTAGGAGCAACTTTTAATATCCTTGCCAGTTCTTTTTGAGTTAACTTTTTTTCTTTTCTATATTTTCTAATATTTTCAGACAATGCACTCATACCAGCTCCTCCTCTCGTCTTATTTACTTACATTATACACTTGAAGTGTAAGAAAGTAAAGTTTTTTTGTCTTTTTTACAAAAAAGGCTTGCAACTACACTTCAAGTGTAGTATAATATAACCAAGCTTAGGAAATTAAGCCAGAAAAAAGGAGGCAGAGCATGGAATCAAAAGAATTTGAAAACAAAATCAAAGAATACGTTGTTTCAGTTTTAGAAACGGCAGACAAAAACGACCCAGAAACCATTTTAGCGGTCGCTGAGCTTATTAAATCAACTAAAGTACTTCATCACTTTAACTGACTTCTATAGAAAGGAAAAATATGAACAAAATAAAAAAAGGCTTTGAAAAAATCAAAGACGGCATTGACGATTGGATTTGGAGTGATACTGGGTTAATAATCGGTTGTACCTTTTTGACAATTGTCGGCACTATATTGGGTTCGATTATTGGGGTAGGGGTTTTCCTTATTATCAAACTGCTTATCCACAAGTTATTTGGTTTACCCTTTACAGTTGATTAAGCAATGCGCTTTGTTTGATAGAACTTCCACAATAAAACTCCGATTGTTTTTTACTCTATTATACCACCAACAGAAAGGAGACGATATGAGTATATTTCGAAACGAAAAACTAGATGAAGACGGAAAGGAAATTTTTAAAAAAGAATTTCTTGAACAATGGTTGATGGCTATAGCTGATGATTTAGCGCGAAAATATGATAACGAAAAAAACGTTCTAACAAAATGCGAGATTGCTAGAACGTTATGCGAGATTTCAGAAATGTTTTAACTAATCATCATTCAAGAAATCCTTGACTTTTTGAATTGCTTTGTCATGAGAGATTTTGTTTTGTTTTTCAACAAATTCAACAGCCTTTTCATATAATTCAAATTTATCTTTTAAACTCAAATTTGAAGAAGATGAAGCAACGACGGCAAGAGCAAATTTTTCCGGATTTACATTCATAGCGATAACCTCCTTTCTGAATTTATTATATCAGATTTGAGGTGTGGAAAATAGAAAAGGAGGTGAAGGGAGTGCAAAAAATGACATTAAAAGCTGCGCGAGCACAAGCGGACTTGACACAGGAACAAATCGCCCAAAAAATGGGAATTGCTCGAAACACGTATAACGACTATGAAAATTATAGAACATTCATGCGGATTGATAAAGCTGTTGAGTTTAGCGAAATTGTATCAATACCTTTTGATAATATTATTTTTTTGAACAAAAACTACACTTGAAGTGTACATTAGAAAGGACACTATGAGCAAAATAGTAACAATGTTTCCTTATCAAGAAAAGGAGATTCTTAGTGAAATAACGACTTTGCAAAAGTCACTGCATTGCCAAACTGAGCATCTGTCTGACCAGCTAACCAAAAAACTTCACCACCTAGAGGACTATAACAGTCCAATTGATGATGAAGCGATTAGATTGGCTGAAGTGACAGCTGAATTTTATAAGTTACTAATCCAGTCTCCTAGTATTGGAGCAGTTGTCAAGGAGATTGAGAGTGAGGGGCATGAGTTATGAATGACGTAAAAAAACACCTCCCGTTATTACACATTGGGAAGTGCCTACACTCTTTTATTAAGACATCGCAGTAGGTGTAAACTACTGGCTGATACTTCGTCGGTCGTGCGTCCGACACTGCAATCAACATGGGATAGGCTAGTCTTTGAGTGCCACCTAGCAGTGATCTGGCAGTCCTGCTATAAGTTGTGCTGCAGTCACCCTTATAGTCAGCGTCAGGCTCTAAGTGTTCTAACACTCTCAGTAAAACAATCGGTACCTAGCCTACCTAATTCATCGAGTCACAGTCCCTTTCAAAAATTCTGCCAATTTACATCAGCTCCTTTCGTTTTAGGGGTAAAGCAATTATAACAAATCACGGTAAACCGTGCAAGATGATTACAAAAATGGAGGTGATGCAAAATGTGGGAAAGATTGAACGAACTGGTCACAGAAAGAGGCATGACTATAAAAGAGTTGTCTAAAAAATCAGGCATACCTTATAGTACTATCAGAGATACAGCTTTTCGGGATATTGGCTTTCAAAAAGCTTGTAAACTTGCTGATGTATTGGGAATTAGTCTTGATGAATTGAGATAGAAAGGAAACATTATGAGACCAAAGCGATATCCGTATAGCGGAAAACAAAAACGCTCTATCGCGCAAGCGATGAAAGCGTTGGAATTAGCTCAATCATTGTTTTTGGAATCTATAAGCAGACGCAAAAGGTTGACTGAGCTTGAACTTAACAAAACTATTTCTCGTATCGAGAAATGCTCTGTGCAAGCTGCCGATTTAGACGTTCGAGTTCATCAATACGAGCATTCAGAAGTTTAATTTGTTCATTGGTAAATGTATTTTCTAAATCTTTAGCTTGTGCGTCTAATAAGACGTTAATTATATTGATGACAATTCCAGAGTCACCAGAAATTGTTTCTCGCAAAGCGTCAAACGTCTTATTTTTAAATTCATCAAAATTTTTACTCATCACAATCACCTCCTTTCGAGGTAATTATAGCACAAAAAAGCCACTCGCAAGTGAGTGGCATAACAAATAATATTACTTAGATTATACCACAAAAGACAAGAAAGGGGAAGTATGCAAGAAATAGCATTATCAAATAATTTAGCGCAGATTGAACTTGAAATCAATCACCACAAACAGCTGGCTGGGCAGTCTATTTGGGAGATAGGTAGACGCCTTAATCATGTAAAAGAACATGATTTGGCACACGGACAATTTATTAACTGGCTAGGGAAAATTGGAATAGAGCGTACAGAAGCACACCGCATGATGAAAGTTGCTACTGAATTACCAAATGTTGCAACGTTGCAACATTTAGGAACTACCGCTCTACATCTCATCGCCACTCTACCAGACGACCAGAAACAAGAGCAGATAGAACGTATTGAAGAGGGCGACAATCCAACAGTTCGAGAATTGCAGGATTTGCGCCGACAACTCAATTTGTCAAAAGCAGACAATAAAATCCTGCAAGAAAAAAACGAACGTTTGGCAGACCAAGCCCTCAAAGGACTAGAAAAGAAAACAGTCACTAAAGAGGTTGTGAAAGAAGTCGTGCCCGATGACTACACGGCAACTAAACAACTCAATAATACGCTTTTGGAAAAGAATAAGAATCTCGTAGATGAACTGGACTCTGTCAAGCGAAGCTTGAAACTCAAAGAAGCGTCTTATCAGTTGCTAGAAAAAGAGACATCAGAAGCGATAGCTTTGAAAGATTCACTTGAACATCTAAGAGCTGACAAGCAGAAGTTAGAAGCTAGCGTTGCTAATGTGTTTGAGCTAAGCAATCTAGCGGCAGAATTTGAAACATTCTTTGATGAGAAGATGGCGCCGCTACGTTTCAAGGCTCTTATCCAAGGCGCTGGAAAAGAAATCCAAATCGACAAAATCAGACAGTTGCTGACGCTAACCGAAAATTGGCTGTCTGAAATGAATAAGGTTGTCCCTGAAAAAGGGCGCACAATTGTAGAAGGAGAAATAGTAAATGAATAAAACAGATGCACTCATAGAAGCCGTAAAAATGCAAGGAGAGCAAGCAGTTCAGCTTGTAAACCAAAACGAAACGTTGCAGGAAATCTTAAAAGAGATGACCGGACTAAAAGAAGAAATGGATAAAACAGCAGCGACTACCAAGCGACGACTTGGAGAAGTTGAAAACTTAGTCTCTGAAATCGACAAACGCGTGCATATTGATGACGCAGAAGCTAGCGAGATTAAAAGCATTATCGGGCGGCAAGCACACGCATTCGCTAAGGAATATTTCAAACAAGCAGGAGTTATACCAAGCGACAATCTGTTTGCGTCTAAAAAAGGTCAGTTCATTCGCTTGCAGCACTCGCACTTGAAACATCATTTCAACGTAACGAAGTACACGCACATCAAGCACACAGAAGCGCAGCAAGCCTTTGACTTTCTAAAATCGCTGCAGTTCAGCGCATTCTCATTTTTTGAAACAAGAGAAACGCCGAAACAAAAAGAGATTATCGCGTTAGAAAATGGCGTGGCATAAAACGAAAGAGGAAAAAAATGGAAGAGGGAATTATTTTAACGTTTGTAAACAAAATAATGGACGGCGTACGAAATTCACTGCTTGAAATTAGTCAAATGTTTGACATTGAGAAAGCTCTTCCGCTTGAGTTAACCCAGCAACAAGTCATGAAAATGCTAGGTTGCTCAACAACGACGTTTGACCGTTATGCCCGATTTTCGGACTTTCCAAAAATTGACAGAGGTCGTGGTACACAAATCCGCTATCCACGAGACGCTGTGAGAGACTGGTATAACGAGAATTGGCAAAGGCTTTAAAAATCAAGAAGGAAGAAGATAACATGCAAAACTACGAACAAATGCGCGTGATTATGAACTGGGAGCGCGACCATTATAGGCTAGGCAACGAATACAAGAATAAGCTAGCCAAGAAGCCAGTCGAAGTAGTCAAACAGGAATTGGCTGAGATAGCCGAAGAATGGAATAGCGTTAGCTTTTCAGTCGTGCCAAAAGGCGCTATGAAAATCGAAGGCGATAAGACGACGATTTTCAAGAAGAGGTGAAAAGATGAAACATTTATACGAAAATCATCTCGGCGGTTGGTATGTGTTAGACCGCTACGAGGAACCAGAATACTGCGAGCAATGCGGGGATTGTGACCGTTATCTCGGAAGCTTTGAAGATAATAAAGAAATTGCTATAGAGCTGTTTAAGCGAAACGCAACATCAGAAGGAATTGAAGAATTTACAGGTCTTAAAATACACCCTGAGTTGGTGGAGGGCGACGCATGACCCTAAATGAACGAGTTAGCACGCTAGAAGCTAAACACATAACGAACAAACGCTCAATAGCCAACGCTAATCTAATCATGACTACTTTAGCGTTTGTCATGCTGCTGTTGGCTGTCGGCTTAATCACATCAACCGAACATCAGCAGCGACAAATTAGTGAACTAAAGACAGAGCTTGAGAAAAAGGCAAGTGAAATCGAGAGACTGCAAAATAAAAACTCGGCGCAGGACATTATCCTAAACAAGCTGAATGCAGAATATCAGATGAAAGAGCGTCAGAAAGCAGAAGAAGCGAAGCGGATTGCGGACGCTAATGGAGTGGGAGGATAGAAATGAATAAAAAATATGAATTACTAGTTGACGACACAATCACATTTTTTGGATGGAAATTATTCCGCATAAAAGCCCTAATTAGCTTTGGAAGTGTGGAAGCGGGAGAGCTTGGCGGATACGTCGCCAAAGAAGGAAATCTTTCTCACGAAGGTGACGCTTGGGTCTCTGGTGACGCTTGGGTCTATGGTGACGCTTGGGTCTGCGGTAACGCTCGGGTCTATGATAACGCTCGGGTCTATGATAACGCTCGGGTCTATGATAACGCTCGGGTCTATGATAACGCTGAGGTCTATGATAACGCTGAGGTCTGCGGTAACGCTTGGGTCTATGATAACGCTGAGGTCTGCGGTAACGCTGAGGTCTGCGGTGACGCTCGGGTCAAATCCTTAAAAGATTATATTGTTTTTAAAAATAATTGGTCTAGTGGTCGTTATTTTACTTACACAAAATCAAACAAAATGTGGAAAGCTGGTTGTTTTTATGGCACAGGCCAAGAGTTGATTGATAAAGCTTATAGGGATAGTAAAGATAGTGGCAAACATTATGAAGCTTATGTAAATTTTGTGAAAATATTAGAGGAGCTTGAAAATGAGTGAAATTTTAGGAGCGGTGTTTATGCTTGCGTTGTTCTTCTTAATCGGCGCATTTGTCAACCACTTAGACTGGCGCAAAGCCAGAAAGCAAGCAGAGCAAGAAGCACGAGAAGATGAACGCATAGAACTTGAAGCAATGTATGTTATATGTGCAATTGAGCACGACCGCAGAGAACGACAACGCAAACTAGCAGAAGCTCGGAAGAAAAGTCCGGGCTGGCAGTATTAGATAGGAGCAAGAATGGTCTATACAGTCAATGATATTAAAGAAAACATCAGATTCATAGCTATGCCTATAGAACTATTCGAAAACGACTGTTTTAGCAAGCTGAGCAATGACGCAAAAGTTCTGTATGGTTTTATGCGCAATAGATTGAGTTTGTCAATTAAAAACAACTGGATTGACGGAACTGTTCCATATATTCATTTTTCAATCGATGAAACCGAGGCGATTTTAAAAAAGTCAAGAGCTACAGCAGTCAAAATAAAGAAAGAGTTGTTAGATGTTGGGCTGATTGAAATCAGAAAAGTCTTCAATGGTTCGGATGTTATCTTCGTCAATAGAGTTACAGATGTTGCAGAAAATGAACTTGCGAAAGTTCAAAAATTAAACTCCGAAAGTTTAGAAAATGAACTTGCGAAAGTTCAAAAATTAAACTCTAACTATACTAACTATAACTATACTAATAATAACTATAAAGATAAGACAAGTGCGTCTGCGGTGGGGGGATTAAACACTTTATTTAGTAAGGCGAATCGAGATAACATTGCTACGCCCACCACCACCTCCAAATTAGGGGAATTTAATAATCTGATTGTAGAAAATTTCGGCAAACAACCCAGCCCGTTGCAAATTGACGAAATGCGTTATTTGGTCAAAGAACATGATTTAGAGGTTTTGAAATTAGCTGTAAAAGAATGTGTAGATAATGGCAAGCCTTACTTTGCCTACATGAATACAATTTTGAATAACTGGAAACATGATGGTTTAAATACTCCCGAACTGGTCAAGAACCGAGTAAAGCCACGAAGCAGAGCAGGAATAGTCACTATGCTTGATGACGGCTATGATGAGAAATTAGGTATTTAATTATGGCAGAAGAACTAAGAAGTGTTAAAGAATTAAGAGCTGCATACTATGAAAGGACTTACCCGATTAACGAGCGCTGCCCCAAACATCCCTCTGTGCTAATGATACGAACAACGAACCCCTGCACAAATAACACTTTTGATTTTTGCCCTGAATGCGGGCAAGAAGAAATCAACCGCGAATTGGAAGAGCTGGGAGCAAAAGCTGAAAGCCAAATTAGAAACTTTAAGAGTTACGCAGTATTTGAAAGAGAATCTATCATCTCACCTAAAATAGCACAAGCGACAATCAGAAACTTTGAAATCCGTACAGAGCAAGACGCCAATGCCGTGAACTTTGCTAAACGCTTTACAAGAGAATACGTTAAAGAGCGTTACGAAGGCAATGCCATTTTTCAAGGGCCACCCGGAGTTGGCAAGAGCCACTTAGCGTTAGGTATGGCTAAGACAATCAACGAGACTTTCCAAAAGTTTGGAAATAAAAAATCGGTTGTTTACATGCCAGTGTCAGAATTATTCTCACGGATGAAAGAAGCGTTTAATTTTAAAGACGCCTGCTGGGACGAAAAAAGAACCCTCAAATTCTTAACAGATGTTGACTTCCTCGTGCTTGACGATTTGGGCAAAGAGTCCAGCGTTGGAAATACAGTCAAAGAGGGCAGCAGTTGGGCGCAGTCGTTCCTGTATCGGCTTTTAGAGAATCGAACGAAGACGATTATTACAACGAATTACGCAGGAAGTCAATTAAAGCAGCTCTACGAGCCTAGTTTGATTGATAGAATTTTGGCAGGCAGCAAAGATAACAAATTTATTTTTAAAAACGACACAGAAAGTAGGCGCAGTATATGACAAGTGTTTTAAAAGCAAGCATGTCCAATTTTGAAATGGTCGCTGTATTCTCGGAAAAATACTACGACTTGTCAGACGTGCTAATAAACAAGCTGATGAAAGTCTCTGAAGAAACGTGTTTAGGCAAGCTGCAAGATATGGAACAGATGTATTTGAAAGGCGGGAAGTGGGATGTTTGAACCAACAGACGGGATTTGCTTTCGGTGTCACAATGACATCTATAAGCAGAATCCATACACACAAACAACAGGTTACAATCCAAATGACAAAAGCAAGGGTTGGCACACTAGCTGCCCGCATTGCCACGCTAGCTTTGTAGATTAGGTGAGCGGATGGATAAAGATTTACAAGCAGAGATTGATAACTGGCGCGCTGACTATTTACATCTCGGTTATGAGTTGGGCGAAATTATCAACGAGCAACAAGATAAGATTATCTCACTCAGTCAGGAAAACAAACGGCTGAAACGTGAGATTTGGAATTTAAGAAAGACAAAGAAGAGAAAATAACATGGCATATTTACCAGAAGAACGCGAGACGGTTATCCGCTATGATGAACTGGACAATTGTTGGTATTTTGAGAGCAATGTGTGGAGACATGTTACTAAGATTTTAAAAACAGAACACGCTTAAAATCAATTTTAAGCTAATTTTCGCCCATGCTGAATAGGCGAAAACAGAATTAAAACATATCGCAGGTATAATTATACCCTTAAACAAAACAAAGTCTGAAAACGACAGTATAACGTGCCAAAACGAAAGGAAAATAAAATGACAAATAATTTAACAAAAGTATCGCACAAAGATTTTTTTAATGCACCGGCAGTAAAAGCGAAATTTCAAGAGGTGTTAAAAGGCAAAGAAAACGAGTTTGTAGCTAGCTTGCTGTCAGTTGTCACAAATAATAACTTGCTAATGAAAGCAAGCAACGAATCTATCATGACTGCAGCGATGAAAGCAGCAGTATTAAACCTGCCGATTGAACCAAGTCTAGGTCAGGCTTACATCGTTCCTTACAGACAAGAAGCACAGTTTCAATTGGGCTACAAAGGACTGATTCAGCTTGCGCAACGGAGCGGAAAGTATAAGAGTATCAACTCAGGAGTTGTCTACAAAAGCCAATTCATCTCATACAATCCACTTTTTGAAGAATTAGAAATCGACTTTACGCAGCCGCAAGATGAAGTTATCGGCTACTTTGCAGCTTTTAAACTGCTAAATGGCTTTGAAAAAGTCACTTATTGGACGAAAGAACAAGCGTACGCTCACGGCAAACGATTCTCAAAATCCTTTAATAATGGACCTTGGAAATCAGATTTTGACGCGATGGCACAGAAAACGCTGCTTAAACAAATCATTAGTAAGTATGGTCCACTATCAATCGAAATGGAACAAGCGATTGTGGCAGATAACGAAACTGAAAACGAAAAAGCGGCACCAATTGACGTGACCCCGCAAGAAACCGAAAGCCTTGATGACGTTCTTGGAAATCCAACTGTTTCCGAATCGGAAAGTGTTGAGAATCCGCAAGAAACTGCCGACACACCAAAAGTCGACGAAGAAACGGGCGAAATTTTGGACGGCGAACAAGGCGAATTATTTAAAGAGCTTGAGGATTTGATGTGATGGTCGAACTAACGCAAGAGAACTATTATCAAGATACTAGTCGCTTGTCATACTCGCGTTATAAACGCTACAAGCAATGTCAAGCTAAGGCTTACTCGGTTGATAATGGTATCTGGGTAGAAGAGCGTGACGAAACTCCTCTTCTGCTCGGAAACTATGTACACAGCTATTTTGAAAGCCCGGAAGCACATAAAAAGTTTATGGCAGAGAATGGCAATAAACTTCTTGCGAAAACTGGCAAGAACAAAGGAAACCTCAAGTCTGACTTTATTATCGGTGACAAGATGATTGAGATCCTGAAAGATGACGATGGCTTCAATCGATTATATCATGGCTATTCAAGTGATAAAGTCGAAAAAGAAATGATTGTTTGTGGAGAAATTGAAGGTGTGCCAGTTAAAGGCAAATTAGATAGCGTGAACTTGTCAAGAGGTTATTTTGTGGATTTGAAAACCATGAAATCTATCTACTCCGAAGAATGGAATGCAGAGCTTAGAAAGAGAGTTCCTGCAGCAGTCAATAACATTTTAAACTTTGGCTATCATGGTCAGTTAGGACTGTACAGAGAACTACTCAAACAGATGACGGGGCGAGAGTTTAGACCTCTAATTGTCGCAGTCAGCAAAGAAAACGTGCCCGATAAGGATATTTTAAAAATTGACGAGGACTGGCTAGTAGAGGGTTTGGGCAACCTAAAAGCCGACATTGTCGAAGTTTGGAATGTTATACAAGGCAAACAAAAGCCAAAAAAATGCGGACGGTGCGACTATTGCCGAAGCCAGAAGAAACTGAACGCAGTAATCAGCCTAAATGATTTGATAGAAATTTAAAACCAACGAGCCGTGAATCTCGTAAAAAGCGAACTAGAAAGCGTTAGTTTACAATTATGTGACTAACAGACGAATATAGCGACTGCCCGTATTTAGCCAAACTCACAAAATGGCAGTCGCTGTTTTTTTGAAAATAAAGGAATGAAATTTTTAGATTTATTTGCAGGTATCGGCGGTTTCCGTCTTGGGATGGAATCCGTTGGTCATGAATGTGTTGGTTTTTGCGAAATTGATAAGTTTGCTAGAGCAAGCTATAAAGCTATACATAACACAGAAGGAGAAATTGAACTACATGACATTACAACAGTCACAGATGAGCTTATTCGAGGAATTGGACACGTTGACATTATCTGCGGAGGATTTCCGTGCCAGGCTTTCAGCATTGCGGGAAAGCGGAAAGGATTTGAAGATACTAGAGGAACTCTGTTTTTTGAAATCGCACGGTTCGCATCTATTCTCAGACCTCGCTTGCTATTCCTTGAGAACGTCAAAGGACTCCTCAACCACAATGGGGGGGATACGTTCGAGACCATACTCTCAGCATTGGATGAACTGGGGTATGACGCTGAATGGCAAGTGCTTAACAGCAAAAACTTTGGAGTCCCCCAAAATCGGGAACGTGTGTTCATTATCGGACATCTTAGAGGAGAATGTACCAGAGGAGTATTTCCTCTCGGAGGAGAAGGTCAAAAATTTGATAGCGAACAGCTAGAAATTGACATTGTCGGCAACACCAAAAATCCAAATAGTACAGTCCTAGGAACAAGCAGCGTTGTTTATGGTTCTAAAGGTTTAATCGGAACTTTATGCGCAAGAGACTATAAAGAACCCAAACAAATCGCTATTCCAGTCTTAACACCAGAAAGACCAGAAAAACGCCAAAACGGACGCAGATTTAAAGATGACGGAGAGCCTATGTTTACCTTAACCAGTCAAGACAGGCACGGAATTGTGGTTGCAGGAAAATTGCCTGGAAATCATGACCAAAACTCAAGAGTGTACAATCCCAGAGGTCTCGCGCCAACTCTTTCGACCATGCAAGGAGGAGGGACAGAGCCGAAGATTATTCAAAAGGCAAGGGGATTTAATAAAGGTGGTCAGCACAGCATAGCACCTACCTTATCCAGCAATAGCTATCAAGAGAATAATCATGTAAAAATTTATGATTTTTATAACAAGTCCAAAAAGGAGATAGTCGGGACATTGACGGCAAGCGGTCACCAAGGAAACACGAAAGCAGGTACTTTTGGTATATCAGATGGTTTCCGCATTCGCAAGTTAACTCCAAAAGAATGTTGGCGACTGCAAGGTTTTCCAGATTGGGCGTTTGACAAGGCGCAAGAGGTGAATAGTAATAGTCAACTATACAAGCAAGCAGGAAACAGCGTGACAGTCAACGTTATTGTTGCAATAGCAAAAGAATTGAAATGAAAGGAAGTAAAAAATGCAAAACAAAATCGATATACCAAACACAACAATAACACTCGAAATTGTTGATAAAGTTATCACGGTGACAAACAAAATCAATTATGACATTCAAATGCAATTTAAAAATCAAGATTTAGAAACGTCTTTAGACACAAACGGAGATGTATTCGAACCTCTCTTTTGGCTAGATGTAACGGCTAAACCTAAGGAATCTAGCGAGTATCATTCTAGTTCAGCAGTTAAAGTAGAAAAGCAGAACTTGACAGAATTACAGAAGTTTTTTGAATTTATCGAAGATAACAAGCAAAACCTCTTTAATTTATGTGGATTCAAAGGAGAACTCGAATGAGTAATCTAACACTATCATTAGATGCTTCTACATCTGTGACCGGTTGGGCTGTATTCAACGGCTCAACCCTTGTCCAGAGCGGGGCAATAAAGCCAAAATCAAAATCAAAAACATTCTACGAGCGTGGGCGCTTGATGACTAATGAGTTAAAGATGATTCAGCTACGAGCTATAGAATCTTACAAAAAGCCATTTGATTATATTGTGATTGAAAAAAATAACGTTATGGGCCCGAATCAACAATCTATGATGAGCATAGGAATTGTAACAGGAATGATTTTAAGTAGATTAGTTGCAGATGAGGTTTACTTTGTAAACGTGTCAACGTGGCGGAAACATTGGAAGTTTAGCTACAAAGACTGCAGCAAGAAGTCAATGAAAAAACAATCTATCGAGACTGTCGAGCGAGAGTTTAATAAGACTGTCAAAGATGATGAAGCAGATGCCATTCTGATCGGTTCGTACTTTGTTAATGGCGGACTAGAATCAGGGAAATTAGAGCATCATAGTAATTGAGGTAGAACATGACTAAAATACCATACACAAAAGAAAGTGCACGCAAGCTATGGACAGAGGCGAGAGATAAATATCAGAATCAATTGGATTCTAAGACAAGGAAGAATGTGTACGAAAACATCAATGTAATTGGCGCGTGTCAAAAAAATACTTTATCTAAGTCCCAACCAATGATATTGCAAGGTTATCCTATGGATTTAACCAATTAGAGTTTAAAACCCCGTTCCCAAACGGAGAACGCCATGTATCTCTTACTCAAAAAGAGTTTGATAGAGTCGAAAAAATTTTATTAGAGAGGTAAGTAATATGAATGTTGCAATCTATTTTAAAAACGGAAACACAGCATATTTTAAAGAGGTTGAAGATTATGAAACTGATGATTTAAATATTTCATTCTCTTATTTTGGAGTATCATCACAAGAAAGAAAGTTAGCAACTTTTTATAAAGATAGTATCGCTGGTATCGCTAAAACAAAGGAGGCTAAAGATGAATAAAAGGCAACGCAAGAAATGCCTAGAGCGTGAAAAACGATACATGATTAAGTCTATTGACTTTTTGGAAAAATCTTATACTTTAGCTGCTAACCAAATGCGAGAAGAATATAACAAAATGCCGCTTGGATTTGAAAAGACATGTCATGATTTCTATATTGGCGGCTTTGAGTACGCTGTAAAAATGTTTGCAGATGCAAAAAGACTTATAAAGGATATAGGACATGAAGTTTGAATTTTCTTTACCTAGAGACACCAGACATAAAGCATCAAATATGGTCGTCAATAGTAATGATCGATTTCATCCACAAGTCAAGGCGAAAATGACAAGACACATTAGAAATTTAGCTTTATATCAAGTAACAAGTGAAATGCCAAGAAAACATGTCCCGTTTTCACATAAAAGACCGTGCGAGGTGACTGTCACAGTGTTTAGTCCTACAAAATCAAAACTTGATCCGCCTAATCTTTATCCGACTGTCAAAGCTATCATAGATGGTATGACTGATGCGGGAATTTGGGTAGATGATAATTACAAAGTTATTAAATCAATGACTTTTAGGTATGGTGGCTTGAGCGGAGAAAAAGGGTATTACAAGATTGTTTTTGACATAGAGGAGGTTTAGATGATAAATAAATGCTTAAAGGCAGTTGTTTTATTTTTGATGTTAATATCATTATCTGGATGCCATAAGTTGGATAAAGGTATTGTGATTGATAAATACATAGACCACTCATACGTTACATATATCTATACGGGAAAAGTTATGGTACCAGTATTCTATCCCGAAAAGTATTTGATAAAAATAAAAGGTAAAATTGATAAAAAGGAAATAAAAGAAACTTTTTCATTAAAAAAATCAGAGTGGGAAAATATAAAAATCGGTGATGTTTATGAGGTAAGGGATGACTAAAAAGAAAATAGAGCGCCTATGTATTTTAATCCTGATATGGTTATTACTATCGATCCAAAATTAAGTAAATAAGAAAGGTAATAAGACTATGTTTGATTTTTTAGACAGAATAAAATACGAATCAAAATCATTATTTGAAAGAATTATAACGAGCATAATAAGATTCTTCTGCAAGCATTATTACGTTAAGATACATGGTCGTTGGCCACTTGGTTATGTAGAGTGCAAAAAATGCGGCCGTGTAAAAATAAGTGAACCATACATGACGATTCACGAAAAGTAAAAAAAGCCGAGCGCACACTCGACCCCTTAGTTATAAATTTCACAACACTATTATAACATAAAGGGGAACGAGTGTGAATAAAGTTGAGGCGATTTTAACGAGTTTAAAGCACATAGACACATACATTGATAGCTTGATTAGACGCAGAGATAAGATTGAAGCTTCGCTTTTATCCACAGCTAAATGGAGCGCAGATAAAGTAAAGGGCGGTGTACAACGCAAACAAGATGACATCTATGTTGAGTTAATAACTGTCAAAGACGACATTGAAAAGAAAAGCGTTGAGGCTATTAGACTGCGTGCAGAGCTGGAAAGTTACATAGACGCTGTAGCAGATTATCAAAGCAGAAATCTGCTATCTATGCTATATATCGAGCATATGGATAAATATGACATATGTGAACAAGAACAATATGACATGAGTACGTTTTATAGAAAGTTAGCTAAAGCGAGAAAGAAACTGGAGGAGGTAATATAGTTGACGTTTGAGGAACACAACAACAGACTGAAAGCGAATAAATTTGCTGAATACATAACAGGGCAAGAATTGCGAAAATACGTAGCAAAAAAAGTGCGAAAATACGTTGGGAATAATCCAATTGTTTTCGACGGAGCCTGCGGCAGCGGGCAATTAGAACAACACGTCCACGCTAGGAAGGTTTACGGAGTTGAAATTCAGCAAGAATCTTGTGAAAGTTTTTTAAAGAATTTCCCAACAAGCGAAGTCAGCAACCAAAGCTTCTTTACTTACAAAAATGATATTGTTACAGACTGCGTTATTATGAATCCGCCCTTTTCCATAGCATTTAAGGGTTTGCCAGAAGAAGACAAGAACGCTATACAAGAAGTTTTTTCTTGGAAGAAGTCGGGGAAAGTTGATGACATATTCGTATTAAAATCATTAAAACACACAAAACGTTTTGCATTTTATATTTTATTTCCCGGCGTTGCTTATCGAGGTACCGAAAAGAAATTTAGGGAATTGATAGGAAACCAGCTTGCAGAATTAAACGTTATACAGAACGCTTTTGACGATACGAGCATTGATGTTTTATTTATCGTTATAGATAAAAATAAAACGAGTAATTATTGCACGAGAGAAATTTATGACTGCAAAGCAAGATCAATTCTTTTGTCAGATAATTGGGAAATAGATTTTGAAAGCTGGGAAACACCTAGAATCGTTGAAGAGAAAGAAAAGATAGATATAGATGCAGTTAATAAAGAATTAGATGACATTGCATTAAAGCACTTAGAAAAACATTTAGCTAGTCAATTGCTAGTAATTCAACTGTTTAATGCGGATATTGACTTACTGGCTTTTATAGCTAAAGCACACGAGTTATTGGACACGTACGCATTAATGTATAATTTCGGAAGTGAAGCATGACAGAGGTAAAGACATATAAATTGCTAGAAGTTTGTGATTTAATTCAAGGAAAGAGAATCAATAAAACAAATGATGGGGAGTATCCAATATATGGCGCAGGTTCTGTAATTGGCTATACAGATGATTTTAATTGTTCGGCTAATACAATTCGATTGACTGGCAAAGGAACGGTTGGAAGAGTTTATTTTCATGATGCTCCTTTTTGGTTAGAGAGTGGAAATTTCAGCGTTGAGCCAAAAGAGATGATTGATAAAATGTATTTGTATCACTGGCTTTGTGAAAACGAAAACAACATTTCTTCGTGTAAAAAAGGAAATATATTGCCGAATTTGGATTTGAATATGTTGTCCAAAATTGAAATACAAGTCCCAGATATGGAATATCAAATAAATGCCGTCAAGCTTTTGCAGAGATTAAAAGATGACAATGATTGGTTTATTGAAAAAGTAAATAAGCAAATAGCTGCGTTACAAGAGTTAAAATCAGCGTACGAAAACAATATATTCGAGAGCATGCGAATAAATGCGAATGAATGCGAATAAATGCGAATGAATGCGAATAAATGCGAATGATTCCAACAGATAGCAGTTAATTGCATACGCATGCGAGCAGGTTGCGTGCTAATATAGTATTATCAAAAAATAAATAGACCGCACTATAAAAAATAGAAAGTTGGTATCTCCATTCGTAGACCGGCGCTTCTTGCGGTCTGGCGCCACATTATTTGGATAGAAATAATATGCCAGCAGTTCAACGGTGCAAATATAAAGGTTGTCACGCGCTAGTAGGAAGACCTACATTGTGTTGTGCAAAGCACAAACAATACGAGCAGGAACTCAAAGAACAACGCGAGCGATACAGCAGAAGCAGATATAATAAATACACGCGCAACCAAAACGAGGAGAAGAAAGAACAATATAATTTCTATCGCAAGAAGAGGTTGTGGGGGAATTTAAGACTAGCTTGTCTGAAGAGAGACAACTACATTTGTTTGTACTGCTTAGCGATTGGAAAGATAACAGCTGATAGCAAGACAGCAGACCACGTTGTGCCTATCGAAGCTAACCCCAAACTAAAAACGGAGTTATCAAACTTGGCAACGAGCTGTAGGGATTGCCACAATCTCAAAACCATTTGGGAACGCGAATATTATGGTACAGGTCAAGGGAATCAGTTAACGAACGCAAAAGAAATTACAGATATTAAAATTATCTCAAATCTCATGCGTCGTTAAATGGTTCTAAAATCGTTTCTAAGCGAAATTCAAAAAAACAAAATTAAAACGCGACAGAGAGGAAATTAGAGGGCAAAAACACCCCCGCCCCACCTTTTGCGCAAGGAGAGCCGCGACAAGGTGTCTTCTTACGTCGCGCGCCAATTTTTCAAAATTTTAGGTAGGGGGGTAGTAAAAAAAGGAGGTAGAAAATCAAATGGCAAGAAAACCTTTCTATCAGCAGAACGGCGGGCATTTGTCAAAGGATCCGCCTGCTTATTTTGGACTGCTGGCAAAGGAGTGTTGGCGTAAAATCGTGCCTTTTTTAGAAAGCACAAACAAGGTCGAGCGGATAGACGCTCATCTAATAGAAATGTACTGCACCAATTACGAAATATACAGAAATGCGTATGATGATGTCAAAGAAAATCAAATCCAGACCCCGATTTATAAAACGGTACAAAATGCAGCAGGAGAAGCAATTGGCCAAGATTTTATTGGGTATAAAAAGAACCCGGCAACAGATATCATGCGCAACGCTAGCGCTCAATTATCCGCTATTGGCGGGCAGTTGGGGCTATCACCAAAAGCAAGACAAGAGCTGCTAGCAGTGACTGGCGCAGATACAGACAAAGTTTCGACAGCAGAAATGCTGAAAGAATTTTTAGGAAAATAATTTCCGTGGTTGGGTCGGTTGCACGGTCTACAACCTAAAATAGACAGGAAGAGATTAAACGCCTTGCAACTGGCGCCTCGAAAAACGATAGGTGATACGGTTGAGCCTATCCTGCTAGCAAGTATCCTTTTAGCGCTAGCAATTTCAGATGGTTTGAAGTGAGTGAGGGGGCACGCTGGACTTTTAATCCAGAAGCGCGGGTTCGAATCCCGCCGAACCATTTTAAAAGTGATGTTTAAAATTTTATCTTTAGGAGGTGAGGAAACATAACTAAAATTGATTTAACAAAAACAAAAGATGTAATCGGTGCTTATAAAAGTATCGATTTTTCTTTTGTCCGAGAAAAATACAAGGACGCTGGCACGCAATATTGTTTCGACGCCTTAGATGGTAGGATAATTACTGGATACATGATAAAGCTGGCTTGTTTCCGCCATTTGCGTGATTTGCAAAGACAAGGCAACGACGACTTTCCGTATTCTTACGACACGGACGAGGCAGCTAAGCTATTGCGTTTTGCCAGAATATGTCCAAACGTTGATACTGGCGAACCTACACAGTTGATGCCGTGGCAGAAATTTATTTTGTGTATGCTTTTCGGATGGAGAAATGCAAACGGTGGTAAACGTTTCAGCCGTGCGATTGTTTCAGTCGGTCGAGGTCAAGGGAAAACGTACTTAATGGCTATTCTGACAGCTTATTCGTATTTTATTGAAAGCCTTGGACTTTCCAATCAGGACTATCTGGTTACATCAATCAACTTCAAACAAACGAATAAATTGCTTGGTTACATCAAATCAATGATGAAGCAGATAATTCAGAACGAACCTTTCAAGAGTTTAGCTAACGAGACTATTCTTGGATTGCATAGCGACCAAGTTGTTATGAAAGCCAATAACAATATTCTAAGAGCGATTTCTGCAGAATCTGGCCAGTACGATAGTTTTCACTTTACCACGGCTATTTTTGACGAAATTGGAGAAATTGAAACAAGGGATGCGGTTTCTAAGATTGTTTCTGGGCAAGTAAAAGTGCCCAATAGGCAATTTGTACAAATATCAACTTCTTATCCAAAACCCAACGTGCCATTCCACCGAGACCAAAAAATGTTACAACAAGCTATGGAAGAAGATTATAAGCGAGATGCAGACACGTATCTTTGCTCGGTGTGGTCACAAGACAACCTTGATGAAGTCTTCCGGCCTGAAACATGGGCTAAAAGCAATCCGCTTTTAGATTTAGAAAGTGAACACGACAATCTTTTGAAAGGCTTAATGGATAAACGAGACAGCGACCTTCTTAGTAGCAATTTAGCAGATTTCCAAGTTAAGAACATGAATTGCTGGTTAAATGCTGATTCTAATAGTTTTTTGGATTTGGAAGACATAGAAAAAGCAGTTGTTGATGATTTCCCAAGGAATAATCGGCGTGTGTATATTGGTGTCGACTACTCGCTGTTTAGTGATAATACAGCTATAGCATTTGTTTATCCGTACAGCGACGAGGAGAAGTGGCATATAGAACAGCATAGCTTTATTCCGTGGAAAACAGCTGGCAGCATTGAAGCCAAAGAGAAACAAGACGGCTTGAATTATCGGGAGTTGGAAAAAGAGGGATATTGTACGATTACCAGCCACCCACAAGGACTAATAAACGAAGACGAAGTCTATGAATGGATTATCAACTATGTTGAAGAACATCAGCTTGATGTTATTTTTTTTGGCTATGACGCTATGGGGGTTACTAAAGTCATCAAAGCCCTTGAATTAAATACCAGTTTTCCGCTTATGCCAATTCGACAGCGAACAAGCGAGCTGAAAGACCCGACTAAATTTTTACAAAAAATATTTGTCGAAGGGTCAGTTACTCGCTTAGACGATAAAATCATGGAAAAAGCATTGATTAACGCAGTTATCAAAGAGGACAACATCGGGATACAGGTTGACAAAATGAAATCGACCTTAAAAGTGGACGTTGTAGACGCTTTGATTGACGGAATGTATCAAGCTATGTACCACTATGAAGATTATGGCTTAGCAAATGATAAAACTTATCAAGTGGAGCACATGAGCCCACAAGCGGTTTTAGACTGGCTTAATAACCCGGAAAGCGGGCTTTTGGAGGAAGAATTTTACTAAAATGAATATTTTTAAACAATTTTTCAGCCTTTTATGGGCTTTTTTTGATGTGATTATGTTTTTAGCAGCGGCTATAACAATCAATGTGACAATGTATTTTGTCGGTTGGTTGGCATTTGGCATCTGCTTAACTATTACGTTTATTTTGACTGGTTTATTATCCGAGATAGTAGCCAATCGAAACGATAGCTAGAGAGGAGGTGAATATATTTGCCAGTATTTAATTTTACAAATCAAGCGACAGAAAGTCCGCCTGTTACACAATTCTTTAGTGATGATGATTATAACTTTCTGAAAGCTAATTTAACAGGTAATGAGTGGGTGTCTGCTAAAGCCGCGTTAAAAAACTCCGATTTATTCGCGGTCATCAATCAGTTATCTAGCGACTTAGCAACAGTCAAATTGACAGCGAAGAAGAAGCAGACACAAGGGATTTTAGACAATCCGAGCGTGAACGCAAGTAGGCACGGATTCTACCAGTCTATCTTTGCTCAATTGCTGCTGGGTGGAGAAGCATTTGCTTACCGCTGGCGCAACGAAAACGGGCGCGATGTGAAATGGGAGTTTATCAAGCCGTCACAAGTTACGGTTAATCGTTTTGAGTACGAGAACGGGCTTTATTATAATATCTCGTTTGAAGACCCGAAAATTGCAACAAAACTTTACGTACCACAAAGCGACGTTTTACATTTTAGACTGTTGTCTGTTGACGGCGGCAAGACTGGAGTTAGTCCGTTAGCTGCACTAAGCCGTGAAATGAATATCCAAAAAGCTAGCGACAAGCTAACCATGAGTTCGCTGAAAAACGCCTTGAACGCTAACGGTATTCTAACGATTAAAGGCGGCGGTTTGTTGGATATGAAGACTAAGATGGCACGGTCAAGGCAAGCTATGCGACAAATGCAAGGTGGCCCGTTAGTGTTGGATGACTTAGAAGAATTTAAACCGCTTGAAATCAAATCAAACGTAGCGCAACTGCTAAGTCAGACAGACTGGACAAGCAAGCAATTTGCGAAAGTGTACGGAATACCTGATAGCTATTTAGGCGGTCAAGGAGACCAGCAATCATCAATCGAGATGATATCTGGAATGTATGCTAATGCAGTCAGTCGCTATATTCGTCCATTTGTCAGCGAGTTAATTTATAAACTCGGAGATGATATTGACACGGATTTATTCCCAGCAGTTGACCCGACCGGCTCGACATACATCAAGCGTATCAACGAGCTTGTCAAAAATGGAACCGTCGCACAAAATCAAGGGTTATACATGCTCCAGCAAGCGGAGATTCTACCACAAAATCTGCCAGAGCCTAGCAACCCTAATCAAGTATTGAAAGGGGGTGAGGAAAATGGGGGTAATTGACATTAAAAGCGACGTTGTATCAAACGACGTGGGCGAGTTTTACGAATGGCTCGGTATGTCTAGCACGTATCCGAGCAAAGTTCAGCGAGCTATCGCAAATGACGAAGACGACGAAATCACGCTAAATATTGCGTCAAACGGCGGAGATGTTTTCGCAGCTAGCGAAATTTACACTATGCTAAAAGATAGCAAGAAGAACATTGTAGTAAATGTGCAAGGTTTAGCAGCAAGCGCAGCAAGCGTCATTGCTATGGCTGGAAATACGGTGCGAATGTCACCAACAAGCCAGATGATGATACATAAAGCGCTAGTCTCGACCGTTGGAAATTCGGACGACTTGGAGCACGAATCCGGAGTGCTGAATAGCATTGATGAATCAATCGCGGCGGCTTACGAGCTGAAAACAGGTTTAAGCCAGACAGACATCTTACAGATGATGTCGAACGAAACTTGGATGAACGCCAAAGTCGCAGTTGATAAAGGCTTTGCGGACGAAATCATGTTTAATGAATCTGATGACGAGCCGACATTTGAAAATGCTATGCACGCTTTACCAAGTAAGGCAGCAATCAATAAATTTAAAAATTTGATTGCTAAAGAAAAACTGAATAAACAACCAAGTCAGCCTAAGAACTCATTGAGAGAGAAGAAGCTGGCTATTTTATTACAAAAATAAGGAGAATTATTTTATGGATATTAACACTTTAAACGCTCTCTGGATTGAGGCAGGACACAAAGTCGAAGACCTCAACGAGCAAATCAATAACGCTTTGAATGACGATAGCTTTACAGCCGAAGCGTTTGAGGAACTAAAAAACAAACGCGATACTGCAAAAGTACGTCGTGACGCTTTGAAAGACCAACTCGTAGAAGCACAAGCGCAAGCTGTTGTTGACATGAAAGACGAAGACGTGAAACCTTTGAACGAAAACGAAGAAACAGCAAAAAATGTCTTTATCAAAGACTTTAAGAATCTTTTGAACGGTACTTATCGGAACGCTGCAGTTGGTTCTAAGGAAGATGACGGAACTAATGCAGGTTTAACAATTCCAAAAGATATTCAAACTGCAATCCATGCGTTGGTTCGTCAATACAACTCGTTGCAAGAGTATGTAACAGTAGAATCTGTTTCAACGACATCAGGCTCTCGCGTTTATGAGAAATGGTCTGACATTACAGCCCTAGCTAATTTAGATGACGAAAATACAGCTATTACTGATATTGACGCGCCTAAATTGGCTCTTATCAAATACGCTATCAAACGCTATGCAGGTATGCTAACAGCTACTAATAGCCTTTTGAAAGATACCGTCGAAAACATCTTGGCTTGGTTGAATCAATGGGTCGCTAAGAAAGTTGTTGTTACTCGTAACAAAGCAATTTTGGAAAAAATCGCAGCACTACCAAGTAAACCAAACATCACTAAGTTTGACGACATCAAAGACCTTGCTTTGAAAGGCGTTGACCCTGCTATCCGCTCCACATCATTCTTCATGACAAATACAAGCGGCTTGGCTACTCTTGCAAAAGTTAAAAATGCAATGGGCGACTACTTACTACAACGCGACCCAACACAACCAGAACGCTATTTGCTTGAGGGTAAACAAGTAATTGAAATTGCTGACCGTTGGCTCGCTGACAACGCAGGCGCTCATCCTCTTTATTTTGGCGATTTGAAACAAGCGGTAACTTTGTTTGACCGTGAACACATGTCTATCGAAGCGTCAAACGTAGCTGGAGACGCGTTTAGCTTAGACCAAACTAAAATCCGTGTCATTGACCGCTTCGACGTTGTAACAACTGATAGCGAAGCATTTGTGGCAGCGTCATTTAAGACAATCGCAGACCAAGAAGCTAACATCAAATCAAAAGAATAGGAGGTAGCTCATGAGCGTCACGGTAGAACGATTTAAGAAAGCTATGAACTTAGATGATGTGGAAGAAGAAAAAGAACTCATCGAGGGCTATCTTGCGGCAGCTGAACACTCAATCAAGACAGCGGTAGGCGAGGACAAGTCAGGAAATTTTTACGCTCGAAAAATTGTCGTGTCTTTGTTAGATGTGGCGGTAATCGCAGTAGCTAGCTCATACTATACATATCGTTTGAGCCTTTCTGACGCCCAAGCCTATCCTATCAATTTGACTTCTAATGCCATTATCGGGCAATTAAGAGGTCTTTATGATGTGTTTATGGAGGGTGAAGATGAGTAAGAAGTATCTACCCTCCGAATTTAAACAAACAGCGAAATTCGGGGCGGTGAAATCTGTCCCGAACGCCGCCGGAGTGAATATCCCAAAATTCGCAGAGTTATTTACGCTACATTATCGACCAGTCAGACGCACTCAAAATCAAACTTATCTAGCAAAACAAAGTGGATTAGATGATACAGTTAATATCTGTATTCGACACAATCCCAAAGTTACAGAAAAACTACAAGTCGAGATTCGAGGGACAAAGTATGACATAGTAACAATCAGCCCGGACGAATCAACCGGCTTTGGTAAGTATGACTTTCTGACTTTGCGTGCTAAGAAGAAAGTAGGCGGTTGATATGGCAGACATGGTAACAGAACTCGAAAGCTGGCTAAAGCAGGTTGAGAATATAGTGAATTTGACCCCCAAAGAACAGGCTAAAATCACCAAAGCAGGAGCAGAGGTATTTAGAGACCGTCTGGAAGAAGAAACGCGCAAAAAGCACTATTCTAGTCATAAAGACCCTGTATATGGGCACATGGCAGACCATGTTATAGTGCAAGCAAAAGATGTGGACGGTCGAGAGACTGGGAAATCAACTGCAGGTTGGGATAGCTTTTATCACGCAAATAACGCTAGGCGTCTGAACGACGGAACAAAGAAATATACCGCAGACCACTTCGTAATGAATCTGCAAAATTCTGACGAGGTGAAAGAAGCAGTCTTGCTTGCTGAAAAGGCTGAATATGACAAAATTATCAAAAGGAAAGGGTGATAGAGTATGCTTGCAACTTTGGAAGCGAAAAAGCTGATAGATGATGAACATTTTAGCGAAGTACAGCAGGTCTACACTAGCAACCTGCCGCAAGAAGTCGTTGACAATGTAGGCGATACGCTTATTTTGATAACAGATGTCAATACGTCGCTGGACTTGACAGGTAATAACAGCTTTTATGCAACAAATCGACAAGTTGAAATCCAGATTTTTTACAAGCTGGATATAGACTTTGACATTGAACAATTTGAACTACGACTATTGAAATTGTTTAAAGACAATCATTGGTCGATAGCAGATATACGAGAACATACAGCAGACCCCGACACAAAGCAGATGACGGCGGTCTTTTATGTTACACAAAATAAAATCTTAAATTAAAAAGGAGAAATCAATACATGGCAATTGTTGGTTTAAAAATGGTTACGTTGGCACTTGTTGACGATAACCAAAAATTGATTAAGGGAGCAGAGGGACTTTCCGAATCTGGAATCATCGAAATTGATGATAAGATGTGGGGCTCTAAAACTGCAAACATCACTAACTTAGAGGGTTCTGTTACCAAAGTTCCCGGAAATAACAAGGTGCAAGATGTGTACACAGCGCCCGGCGCTCCACAAATTGCATTTGACTTCAACAACCTTGCATTTGACGTTAAACAAAAAATTAAAGGCTATAAGTCAGACGGCAAGGGCGGATATGTGTATCAAGGTTCTAAACCACACGTTGCGGTCTTGATTGAATCGCAAACACTTGACCGCAAACACTCTGTATTCTTCGGTTTTGGAGATGGAATCTTCCAAGAAACCACTCAAAACGTAGGTACAGATACAGATACTGCACAAACTCGTCAAGATGACAACATGACTTACAACGCTTTGACAACGCAAGCGTTTGGAGACGAAACGCACAAAATCTATTATTCGGGCGCTTCTAACTTTAGCAAGGAAAATATGCTAAAAGAAGTATTCGGCGGTTACATAGCTGCAGCAGGTTCTGGATCTCATCTTGGCTAGGTAATGTTCTAGGCTAGGCAGCGTAACAACTGCTTAGCTTTTATTTTTATGATTGAGGTAAAAAATGGAAATCAAAAACATCAAAATCAAAGAGTTAGGCAAAAAGTCTTTTGTTGTCTTAACTTCCAACCGCAACATTCGCCGCATGAACGAATTTCAGCTTGAAATTGCGAAAATCTCTGATATTGACGAAGACGCACCAATGACAGAACAATTTAAAGCGAATATCGGAGTTATCACAGCGACCCTTGCTTTCCTTCGTGCGGTTTTAAACTTATCTGATGAGCAAATGGAAATTTTGGAAGATTTGGATACAGAACGCACGCAAGAAATCGCTAATTATGTATCCGGTCGTCTGATGGGCTTATCTGATGAGCAATTAGAAGAAATCAAAAAGGAAAATGCAGAAAACCCAAAAGAATAAGCTGGGGCGAACGTGCCTTTGAGTTGGAAAATATTATCCAAGACTTAGATTTAGCAGAAAAACAAGCTTTAATCAATCTAGGTTGGACGATAGACGAATACGAAAACGCAGATTATTACAGGCTCAACGAAATTTTATCAGCGAAAGAGCCGCAAGATAGGGTAGTAGACCCTATGTCATTTTTGTAGGAAAGGAGGAAAAATAATTGGCAAAAGTACAAGCGACCATGTCAACAGAAATAGCTTTAGACCTTGTCAGAGCGTCGGAGAGTGTTAAGAGCTTGACGAACGTTGTTTCTCACGCAACGAATGCGTGGAAAGCCCAAGAAGCGCAATTGCGTGCAGTTGGAGACTATACGCAAGCAGCAGAAATTAAATACAAAGGGCTAGGCGACACTATCCAAGCACAACAAGCTAAGATTGACGCTTTAAAACAAAAACAAGCAGAGCTAAAAGGCAATACACAACAAAGTGCCGAACAATATTTGAAATACCAACAACAAATTGACCAAGCGACAACAAAATTAGCTGGCATGGAAGCACAGCAAAGCAAGGCGAAGCAGTCGCTGGAATACTATCAGTCTGGCTTGTCTGGATTGCAAAGCGAATACAAAAAGATGAATGAGTTATCTGAAAGCTATGTTAAACGACTACAAGCAGAAGGAAAACACCAACAGGCAGCCAAAGAGAAACTCAATAATCTTAAGGATTCGTCAAAAAACCTAGAAAAGCAATATGAAACGCAAACAGACCAACTTAAAAAGTTAGAAAAAGAAGTTGGTAAGAACACAGAAGCCTACCGCAAACAAAAAATACGCGTTAATGAGACAGCTGTGTCTCTTGCAAAATCTAAAACAGAAATTAAAAACGTTAGGGCTGAAATGCAGAAGATGAACCCTAGCATTTTTACGCGCATGAAAAACGCTGCGAAAAAGTTTAATGACGAAGCAAAACAATCTTCTAAGCTTGGCGGGCGTATTCGGGATTTTGTGACTGGAAATCTAATTGCAAACGGCATCTCAAACATCACCTCTAAAGTTATTAGCTTAGCCAAAGAAGGTTATGCAGCCGCAGAAGCTGCATCTAAAACAGCAGAGCGCTGGCAGAATTTGGGATTTGCAGAAGAAGAAATCAACCGGATAAACGCGACTGTGAAAGATTTGAAATACAACACCAATCTTTCTGGCGGCGCGGTTGGTGAGTTAATTTTGAAATTCCACAGCATTACTCACAACGTTGATGAAGCTAGGGAATTAGCAAAAGGGGTCGGTAGTCTATCCGACCAATTGAAATTGTCGCAAGAGGGTGCAGAAGCATTCGCTGGTGGTCTCGGAAAAATCGAAGCATCTGGCAAAGTTACTGCAACAGCGCTTAACAAGCTAGAGAAGCAAGCACCCGGTCTTAATCAAGCTTTGCAAAAAGCGTCTGGATTGTCCGAGCAAGCTTTTTCAGATTTGTTAAATTCTGGCAAAATGACCTCGCAACAATTTAACGCAATTTTGAAAAAAGCTGCTGAAAATTACGAGGAAAACGCCAAAAAATACGGCAATACAGCTGAGGGAGCGAAAAAGAGGATAACTCTTGCATGGGACGACACTAAGAAAGCTCTCATGAAGCCGTTAGTAAGCGTTGCTTCAACCGGCTTTAATCAGCTTGCAAATGTTTTGCAAAGTCCTGCTATCCAAGGCGGAGTAGCGAAACTTGGCGAGGGTATCGGCAAGATTGCACAACACGCTACGAACTTGCTAAATTATATTGCAGCACATCAAAAAGATGTATCTTCTATTATTGGAAATTTAGTTGAGATAACTAAAATATTTGGTGCCGCCGTTTGGGATGCCGCAAAAAATACAGTTGTCGGAATCGCTAGCGCTTTTAATAAATTGACAGGTAACAGCGTTAAATCTAAAGACCCAATAAAGATTGTAGCTTCTGCTTTGAAAGAGGTTGGAAAGCACAAAAAAACAATTCAAACCGTAGGGCAAGTTTTCTTTGCTTATTTTTTAAGCACTAAAATAGCAAACGGAATCACCGGATTTGTAAGCGGAATAAGTGGTATCGTAAGCGGATATAAAGCATGGAAGACAGCTTCGGAAGGCGCCACTATTGCGCAGAAAGCTCTTAACTTTGCTATGGCTTCTAATCCTTTTGGTTTTGTGGTTGTAGCTATAACAACGTTAATAACATCGTTGGTAGTTTTATATCAAAACAATAAGAAATTCAGAAAATTTGTAAACGATATTGTAAAAGCCGCTAAAGACTTTTTCAAAGGAATCGGCAAATGGTTCGGCAATGCTTTTAAGTCTATAGGCAGCTTCTTCTCTAATGTCGGCAAAGGCTTTAACAATTTCAAAAAATCAGTATCGGACGGATTCGGCAAAGGTATTGATAAAGTCAAAGAGTTTAACAAGTCTTTAGGCAATAGCGCCAAAAGTGGTGTCAAGAAGTTTACTAGCGCATTTTCTAATGGCATGAAAAAGACCGGGAAGTTTTTAGGTGACGCAGGAAAAGCAGTAGTAAACTTTGGCAAAACAGTTGGCAAAGTATTGATTTTTGCAAATCCTTTTGTACTCGGATTTGCTTTAATGTATAAGCATAGTAAACCTTTTAGAAAGTTTATTAAAGGCTTAGTCAACGGCGCGAAAAGTCTTTACAAGAATTTCAAAAAATTCTTTGGCAATACAGGCAAATTTATCGGCAAGACATTCAACGGAATCAAGAAAGGCGTCTCGAAGAAGTACAATCAAGTCGCAAAATCTATCGGAAACACCTCAAAGAAAATCGGTAAAGAGTGGAGCAAGCATTGGAACGGAGCTAAAGATTTCTTAAGTACTGCTTGGGATAACATGAACAAGGCTTCTGAGAAGAAGTTTGGAAAAGACCTTAAGGGAACGTTATTTGACAATCTGGCTAATATTGGTAAAAAGTTCCAAGAAACTTGGGACGGCATTAAAAAAGGTTTTGATGACTTGTGGGATGGTCTAAAAAACCTTGCGCGTGATGGAATCAATGCACTTATTGACATTCCGAATGCTGGAATTGATGGCATTAACAGCCTAATACATGATTTTGGCGGACCTAAGCAAACAATCGGCAAAATCCCACATGTCAAAAAGTTCGCGAGTGGTACTGGATTATTTAGCAATCAACGAAACCCAATCACACAACCGACTTTAGCTTTGCTAAACGACGGCAATGACAGCCCAGAAACAGGCAATAAAGAAATGGTTATCATGCCAAACGGTAATCACTTTATCGTACCCGGCCGCAATACTAAGATGTTTCTTCCTGCTGGCGCAGAAGTCCTAAACGCTTCCGAAACAGCTTTACTAATGGCTATGCAAAACCAAAAAGCATTTGCCAAAGGCACAGGATTCTGGAGCAATCTTTGGAAAGGTGTCACGAACTTTGGCGGAAGCGTCGCAAAAGTTGCAGGCAATGTTTGGGACGGCTTAAAGAATGGTGTCGAGAAATTCGTCAAAATGCTCTCGTTTATTGGCGAAGCGGTTCTCAATCCAGCCAAAACTTTAGAAAAGAAATTCAATCCAAGCTCAAAGGGCATGGTCGGCATGTTTGACAACTTCGGAAGTATGTTGTTTAAGTCGGCAGTCAACGGAGCAAAAACATGGTGGAAAGAACTTTGGAGTATGGCAAAGAGCGCTTCTAATGAGGGCGGTGTTGCTATGGGTGCAGTAGGTGATGACTACCGCTTTAAAAACAGAGCGGCAGATAGCGGAGCTGACCCGTGGGGCTACTTCTTCAAAGAGTGTGTATCCTTTGTGGCTTCTCGTTTGGCTAACTTGGGGGTCAACCCCTCGCTATTTAGTGGATTAGGCAACGGAAATCAATGGGGTGCTGCAAGAGTACCGCATTTAAGCAGACCAAAACCGGGTTCGGTTGGTGTCTATACGGGTGGCCCTATCTCAAGTAACCACGTTGACTTTATTACAGCAGTTCATGGCGATACTATGGACGGCGAGGAGTATAACTGGATGGGTAATCACAGCTATCACCAATACAGAAACCGCCCCATTTCAGCGGCTTCTACATTTCTTGACTTCGGCGTGAAAGCCGGAACAAGTGGAGACGAAAAAGCGCTGAAGGACAAGAACAGCCCGCTACAAATGCACATCAAGAAGCAAACCGGCGGTATGTTTGATTGGATTAAGAAATGGCTAGCGCCGTTAGAAGAAGGCACAGCAAGTGACGGAGGAGCACAGGCAGGAAACCCCGGCGGTTTGGGTGTTGAACGTTGGCGCCCGTTTGTAGAACGTGCGCTGGAAGCAAACGGAATCGCAGCCAATAGTTATCGTGTTAGTAAGATTTTAGCAACCATCAGGCGTGAATCAAATGGCGACCCTACTGTCCAAAACAACTGGGATAGTAACGCTCTAGCGGGTCATCCGTCAATCGGTCTTATGCAGACTATCCAACCTACCTTTGACACATACGCATTTGCAGGGCACCGCAACATTCGCAATGGTTACGACAACTTGCTGGCTGCTATTAACTACATCAAACATAGATACGGCACATCTGACGCTGCCTTCCATCGTGTGGCAAGCTACGGCTATGCCAATGGTGGTTTAGTGTCTAAGCATGGCTTGTATGAGATTGCAGAGGGGAATCAACCAGAATACATCATACCAATGGACGCAGCGAAGCGAGGGCGTGCTTGGCGACTTCTACAGCGCGTTGTAGGTCAGTTTGTGGGTGAATCACCCACAGACAACTCAAACGGTGCTAGAGGAGAAAATAACGCCATTAAAACGCTATCTGATAAGTTAGATACAATGATAGCTCTACTAAGTCAATTAGTAACAAACGGAGCAAATCCAATCGAACTTCGCAATATTATTGACGGGCAAAGCGTAGCGGCAGGGCTAGCGCCTTACATGGCAACAGCAAACACAAATTACGAGCGCAGACAAGCGCTATTGAGGGGTGAGATTATTTGAACGGAATAGGAATTGAATTTAACAAGATTGATATTTTAGCAGAGTTAAGCAAGCTAGGCGGTAGTGCCACAACGCTTGATGTCAATCGTGGAATTATCGCACAAATCACAAATAACTATCAAGAGCAGGGCGCTAGACGTTACGGTCAGCAATTCCTTTATAATACGTTGGGGATTAAGCAAATACCTGTTTCTGTCAAACTAACTGGAACTCCTGCATATTTCAATAAGGCTGTCGAGAAACTCGGCGGTCTTTTAAATGTCGAAAGCCCGAAAGAATTGATATTTGGGGATGAACCTAACAAGATTTGGTTAGCAGTACCTAGCGGAGCACCTGGTCTGACATTTGACCATACAACATCACCACCAACTGCAACGTTGTCTATTACATTTGATGTTCCACGCGCTTACGGCGAAAACAAAAACGCAGTTGCAGTAGGAAACAACTTATCGAGCGATTATGGCAAGATAACCAAAATTAACAACAGCCATTACAAAGCGACTTTAAAAAATTTAGGCACAGCGCCTGCAGCACCTAAAATCACAATCAAGCACAATTCGGAGAATGGCTGGATTGGCTTTACATCAGCGGCGGGTGTCTATGAGTTAGGCGACCCAGAAGAAGTAGACACAAAACCGGTCAAGAAGTCTGAAATTTTATTTGACTACGTTTCTAACAATTGGATAACAAAGGGATTTTCGAAAGGCCAGAAGAATGTTGCTGTCTTAAACGATAACACCCAGAACTTAAACGGGACGCTTTCTATTTTCGATACTTGGGAACGCCCACATATTGCACTCACAAATCGTGGAAGTGGTTCACGGCCAAACAACGCAGGCTCTATTACATGGGAAATCCCTGCAGATAGCAACGGCGAGAAAGGCGCGCTAAAAGAGTATATCTGGTGGCGCCAAATCTTTTGGCTTGGGGCGGCTAATCAGCTTGGATTTATCAAAATTTCTGTCTCTGATACAGAGGGGAAATTCCTTTATGGCGTGGAAACAATCAAAAGGGCAAACGGTTTAGGCTGCGAGTATAACTTTTTAGTTTCTAATGGAGCAGGAGGCTATAGACTTATAAAACAGTGGACTTTTTACGGAACGCATTTAGACGAGCACAACCCATTCAATAAAACGAGAGGTTGGTCTGACATTCTAAGACGTGACGACATGCTACAAGTTTATTGGTGGGGTTCGTATCCGCAATGGCACATCCCCGAAATCAAAGGGCGTAAGTCAGCTAAAATCCATGTGGCTATCGGAGCATTTGGGGATAAGCCACAAGTCACACATGCTTATCTAGACAGTATTATTTATCGTAAAGATTTTATCGACAAAATAGAGGATATACCAAACCGCTATCGCATGGGGTCAGTTGTTGAAACGGATATGTCAACAAGCAAATCTTATTGTGACAATCTCCCAATTTTAGACCAGATGACGGATGGGTCAGAACCGCTTTTATTGCCCGTTGGAAAAAGCGAGCTTGACATTTATTTGTCAAGTTGGAATGCAAAAGACCCGGACATTAAAATTGCATGGAACGAGAGGTGTCTTTAATGCAAATAATTGTACATGACAACAAACTGCGTAAAGTTGCGTTAATAAATAATAACTATCCAGACATGCTATCATTCCATAGCGATTCTTGGCATAGATACCTTTTACAAGCAACAAGCACCTTTGATTTCACAATCCCAAAATTGTATAACGGACGATTACACGAAGATTTAGGCTTTATCAGCGACAAAGCCTATTTTTCTTTCAAATTCCAAGGAAAACATCATCTGTTTTATATCGCGAACATAACGGAGGACGATTTTAACATCGCTCTTAAATGCAATAACACAAATTTAGAGCTTGTCAACGAGCAATCAATTCCATTTACAAGCAACAGCGCACAGAATATTGCGTGGTATCTGCAACACATGGAATTGCTCACGTTTGCCACTTTGGAAATTGGGGTCAATGAGATTGCGGACAAAACACGCACGCTAACTTTTGAATCGCAAGAAACAAAGTTATCACGCTTGCAATCTCTGATGTCACGCTTTAACGCAGAATTTGAGTTTGTGACAGAGTTAAATAATAATGGCACACTCAAACGGATTGTGTTAAATATCTATCACGAAGCAGACAATGAACATCATGGTATTGGGAAAGTCAGAAGTGATGTAGTGCTTCGTTACGGAAATGATGTTAAAGGTGTACAAGTCACTACTGATAAGACGCAGCTTTTTAATACTGGTGTTTTTACTGGCGCAGACGGTCTCACGCTAAAAGACGTAGAGCGCTCTGATAAAGATTCAAAGGGAAACGAGGAGTTCTACACGCGCAAAGGGAGCGTGTCAGTATACGCTCCGCTTTCTATGGAGCAGTACCCGGCTAGCATGAAAGACGGCGACAACTGGACGCGCAAGGACTTCCAAACCGAATATACAAACGTCAATGAATTACTAGCTTACGCTTTTAGGACAATCAAACAATACGCTTATCCAATTGTCAGCTATACTGCAAGCATTCAATCGAGCTTCCTTAACGACTACCAAGATTTAGTTTTGGGAGATACAGTCAAAATCTACGACAAGAATTTTGTCGGCGGCTTAATTCTGCAAGCGCGCGTGACAGAGCAAGTTATTAGCTTTAGCAATCCGAACAACAACACACTAACCTTTTCTAACTATTTAAAACTGGATTCCAAAATATCAGACACTTTGCGAAAACGTATGGCAGAAATGATTGAGGCACGCTTGCCATATACACTCAAAATGTCCACGAGCGCAGGAACGAGCTTTAAAAACGGAATGGGAGAAAGCATTGTAACGCCCGAATTATACAAAGGGCAAAAGAAGATTACAGACGCTACTTACCGCTATTATTTCGGCTCGGAAATGACAACGGGACAGACTTACAAAGTATTAGCCAACAAAATTGAGAATAAGCAAGTTTTGACAGTTGCCGCTTACATCGGAAATGACGAGGTGGCAAGAGATAAGCTGACGTTTATCAATGTTTTTGACGGCAAAAACGGCCTTAAAGGTGATAAGGGAGCGATAGACGAAGAGAAGCTCAAAGAAATCGAACAGAACATCAACTCAAAAGCTGATGGTGTTTTAACTCAAGAGCAAATAAATGCTTTAAATGAAAAAAACAGCATTATGCGGGCTGAACTGGAAGCCAAAGCCAGTCTTGATACCTTAAATAAGGCAATCGCGGAGTACAAGAGCTACACACTGCAAAACAACAAAGACAAGGCGAAGTCGGAAAAAGATTTGATCTCCCTTAATCAACGACTGGTTGAAAATATTAGAAATTTAAAGGAATTAGCCGAGCGCTGGAACTTTCTTGATAAATATTTTCAAGTCGGAAACGAGGGTATCGTCTTTGGTGAACAGAACGGAAATACTTGTGCAAAAATGAGTAATAATAGATTCTCGATATTCTCAGCAGGTACAGAAGTTATGTATATATCGCAAGGAACACTATTTATCGAAAATGGTATTTTCTCTAAATCGATTCAGATCGGTCGTTTTAGAGAAGAGCAGTACAATTTAAATCTTGACATGAACGTAATTAGATGTGTAGGAGGTATTTAATGGCAAGAGCAACATTTAGTGGAGCTTACGGACACAATTTACAAATAGAAATTGTGTCAGGATGGAACAAGCAAATTGTTGAAGGTAACTACTCAATAGTTAATGTGCAAGTTCGATTGATTGCTAACGGATATGCTGCTTTGTGGGGCGCCGGAGGAAAAACTTTAACCATAAATGTAGGAGGTGCATCTAAGCAGGTATCAATTGATGCTAGCATATCACAAGGCCAAACAAAAGGAATTTATGCAGAAGATTTTCAAGTGCCTCACAACCCGGATGGCACAAAATCTGTTTATATAACTGCTAGACTTGATATAAATCAAGGTAATTATGGTTGGGGGGCGGCAGGTATTTATGTGCCTTTAGCCAATATCGCAAGAGCCAGCACGGGTTCGCCTGCTAATGGCGTTATAGGGCAACCTATCGCGCTCAATATTTCCCGACATAGCGATGTCTTTAAACATTCTATTTGGGTCAAATTCGGAACTTATGACAAAAAGATTGCAGGCGATAACATAGACACATCGTTTACGTGGACGCCCGAAATGTCTATGTGTAACGAAATTCCAAATGCCAGTAGTGGTTATGGCACGTTAACCTATATCACATATAGTGGCGGAATCGAAATTGGCAGGAATACTCAACCGGTTACGCTATCTGTACCAGATAATATCAAGCCAACTTTGACAGGCTTTACTCTAACCGACACTAACACAGCAGCAGCTAGCGTTGTGCCGGGCGAGCAAGCCTTTATTCAAATTTTGTCTAATATTAAGGTCAATTTTGGGCAAATGACAGGCGCTTACGGTTCAACGATTACAGGTTATTACGCAGAAATTGTCGGCAAGAACCAGTCTACGACAACGCAGGGTGGTAGCTTGGGAATTATGAATTATTCGGGGAACGTGACAATTAGAGCTAGCGTGACCGATAGCCGAGGACGTACTAGTAACACGATTGAGAGAACGGTCAACATTCTAGAATACTTCGCACCAATTCTGAACATATCTGCTGCACGTTCGGGCGCGCAATCTAGCACTTTAACAATTACGCGCAATGCTAAAGTCGCCCCACTAACCGTAAACGGTGTGCAAAAAAACCAAATGAAGTTAACATTTAAAGTTGCCAAATTTGGCTCGAATGATTATAAGGTTGACACAGGCTCAGCGGGTGGCACATGGACGACTGTATCTAGTCTAGTCAATTCAAACGCTAATTTACAAGGCGAGTATGCCGCTAACAGCTCTTGGACTGTACTGGGTATATTAGAAGACAAGTTCACAAGTAGTGAGTTCGCGGTTAATGTTGCGACCGAGCAAGTGGTGTTGTCTTATGATAGATATGGCATTGGTGTTGGTAAAATACGAGAGCGTGGAGCGCTTGACGTCAAGGGAAACACATATATTGACGGGTTCTTGCGGCATTGTATTGAACGGTCTGGTAACGTTAGCACGAACGACCTTATCGAAGGTGGTGACGCTTGGACGAATAAGGATACACCAAACAATGACTGGGGTGTCTTAGAAACATTTAAGATAGGTAACGTATCGGAAAAAGAAGCGACTCAACGTTTTACCCATAGGAATGGGGGTAAAGTCTGGTATCGTTATAGACATTATCAGACTGGCAACTGGACACCTTGGGTTGTGGAAGGAATCGACAATTTTTATCCTATTGGCTCTATCTACCAGTCCACCGCGCCAACTAATCCCACGACATTTATGGGTGGTGTTTGGGAACGTTTTGGTAACGGCAGGGTGCTAGTTGGCGTTGATGAGGCAGACGCAGACTTTAACACAGCTAATAAGACAGGCGGCGAGAAAACTCACACTTTGACAATTGACGAAATGCCGTCACACAGCCACAGACAATATGTTTCGGCTAACAACGGCAACGACTCGATACGTAGAGACTGGAGTTCTGACGGAGCTAGTAAAGCCTACGACCAAGGAATGGAAACGGGGCGGGCAGGTGGAAACCGACCGCACAATAACTTACAACCCTACGTTACACTTTATCGCTGGCGCAGAACTGCGTAGAAAGAGGAAATTATGAAACTAGAATTTTTAAGCAAATCGCTTGACTACAAAGGTGGAGAACCTTACAAAACACGAGTTGTTTTAGGCAATTCGGAGGGTGTTATCTACCCAGCATTCTTTGACCCGGATTTTGTTAGCAAAGAGAGTGGAGAGCTCTTTAAACTAGCTTTGGAACAAATCTATCAAGAGAACTTCCCAAAAAAAGCAGAGAATGATAAATTTAACCAAGTTGACGAACAACTGCAGAAGAATAAAGAAACTGCTAGTAAAGCAGAACAAGCAGCAACTGAAAATAAGCAGCTATTAGAATCTGTGTCAGCCGTCACAGAAGTCTTAATTGCTCTTGCTATCGGACAAAGCGGAGGTATGCCAGCTCCAACTTATAGCAAAGTTGCAGCATTTATCAAGCCGTTAATAAAAGATAAACATTATTTTAATAACGACATTGTGTCTATGCCTTATCCATTTGATACTAATCCAAAATGGGCACAAGGTACTGCTACTATCTTTAAATTCCAAATGCAGCAAAGCGAAGGGTACACTTATCAAAGCCAAACAATCGTAGATATGCTACAAAAGGGCGTATTGACAATCGTCATGCCTAAAATTGAGTAGAGAGGAGGGAATTTATGTCATTTGTAAATTTTGAATGGTCTCACGCGCTAAGAGGCTTTGTAGATACGCAAGATAAGCTGATTGCATTTACATTGACTCTTATCATGGGCGCTATGGTGATTGATTTTTTAACTGGCACATTAGCCGCCAAAATCAATCCCAAAATTGAATTTAAGAGCAAGGAGGGAATCAACGGGGTTCTGCGGAAAATCTCTAGCATTGCCTTACTTGCTTTTTGTATTCCACTCTCTGTCCTGTTGCCGGAGGGCATAGGGCTAGGAACACTGCAGGTTTTATATCTCGGTTACCTATTTTTTGAAATGAAATCCATTTTGGAAAACTTCGAAAAATTAGGTATTGACACAGTGCTTTTTAAAGATTTTATCGAAGCACTTAAAAAATATTTAAAAGAAAAAGGAGAAAAATAATGAATTTGACAAACAAACAATATGATATTGCTAAAAAAGCAGTTACAGTAGTAGCGCCAGCACTAATTACTCTTATAACAACTATTGGAGCTTTATACAAAATCGACACAACTCTTATCAATGGTATTATTGCAGCAGTTACAACATTTGCGGGTACTGTGCTAGGTATCTCAAGCAAAAATTATCAAGACCAAAATCAAACAGAAGCAGACAAAGGAGAATAAGCATGAAGAAGAATGATTATTTTTTGGACGTTTCCGGCTACCAGCCGGGAGATTTAACAGCCATCTGTGCTGCGGCGGGCACTCGTAACACAATTATTAAAGTAAGTGAGCATATCACTTATCTTAATCCAAATCGTCATCAACAAGTTTCAACCAGTAACTGCATCGGATTCTACCACTTTGCTCGTTTCGGTGGAAATGTAGCGCAAGCGCAACAAGAAGCCGATTATTTTATCGCTAATTTGCCAAGTCGCAACGTGCCTTATCTCGTTTGTGATTACGAAGATGACGCTAGCGGTGACGTGAATGCCAACACAGAAGCAATTTTGGCATTTATGCGAAAGTGTAAGCAAGCAGGCTTTGAACCGATTTATTACTCGTACAAGCCTTATACGTTGGCAAACATTGAATATCACCGCATTTTGGCAGAATTCCCTAATTCGCTCTGGATCGCTGCATACCCAGACTACAACGTTACTCCTGCGCCAGTATGGGAAGTATTCCCAAGCATGGACGGTATTCGTTGGTGGCAATTTACTTCGACAGGCATTGCGGGCGGGTTGGATAAAAATATTGTCTTGTTAGATGATAATGCGAGCGCACCAGCTCCGCAATTACAAGCAAGCAACAAATTAAAAGTCTATCAAGTCAACGATTTGCAGTTTGTAAATGGCATTTGGCAAGTTCGTTGTGATGATCTTTGCCCAGTTGAATTTGACTGGACGCAAAACGGGATTGCTTGCGAAGATATTGACATCACAGACGCAAACAGCAATGTGATTAGCGACCAAGAAACAAAAGTAGGTAGCTTCTTTGTCATCAATCCAAACAAAGTGGTTTCTGACGGTGAGGGAGCTTACGGCTCTGGTGGTTACTATTGGCGACACGTTACACTTGCAGCAAGCGGTCAAATTTGGCTCTCTGTTTGGAGCGTTGACCATTTGTTACATGGCTGAAATCTCTTTTTAAATAAAACAAGTAACCCCTAGCAAAAGCTAGGGGTTTTTATTTTGCAAAAAATAAAAAAACTTTATATTTTTTAAAACCCAAAAACCGC